ATCTTCGCCGCCGCTCTGATCCGTCCATACCGGATGAAGCTGATCGTCCAGTCCAAGCACCTGACCGGCAGTCCCAGTGTTTGCGGGAGCGTCCTGTTTGTCACTTAATTGGCGACTTAAGTCATTCAGCGCTGCGCCCGCTGTGCCGCTCTGATAGGTCTCCGTAGGGTCATATTCGATGTCACCAGAGTCCAGGACAACAGCACCAGTCTTACCGGCAACAGAAGTGACAGCACCGTTCGTAACTGTGAACGTAGTGGTCTGACCATTGGTGTAAGTGATAGTGTAGGTGTCTACGTTGCCGCTTGTTCCAGTCTTCGTGATGGACTGGATTCCGTTGCCAGTCGCGCCAGTATCGCCCTTGTCACCTTTCGCGCCATTTGTTACGGTGAACGTGGTAGATGTACCATCAGTATAGGTAACTGTGTATGTGTCAACCAAGCCAGACGTTTCGGTCTTAGTGATGCTTTCGATTCCGTTTCCAGCATCACCTTTCTCGCCAGTATCTCCTTTATCACCCTTCTGACCTTCAGCACGGACTCCCGTGTCAACATACTGCCCATCGTTCCAGATGTACCAGTACCCGTTCTGGATAATCGGAGCATGTACGCTTGCCTCCGCTGCTTTCCTTGCGGCTTCCTCAGATGCTTCCTTTGCCGTTACCGCATCATCTTTAGCACTCTCCGCATCAGATGCACTCTGTGCGGCATTCTGAGCGTTCTGCTGAGTTTCTGCACCAAGATCGGTTAAACGTTCAATCCAGTTTTCGTACCCGTCAGGCGGCTCTTCTGCGGTCTGTAGGATGTCTCTCATGACCACCATCGGATAGATGATTGTTTTGGCAAGACCTCCGTCAACATACCACATCAACTGACATTCACCGGAGCCAACATAAGCAGTATCCGTTTCGTTTACCGTCCACAGAAGTGTAGAATCTTCCTGTGTGACAACCGCAGGATATGCGCTTTCATCTTGTGACCGTTTGACCGCAAGAACTGCCGTGCCGCTTCCATAACTCTCGATCAGATATGACAGATCAAATGCAATCTGCATCGTGTCATATGTGCCTCTGCGACCGATTACAATGGTTTGTGGTGTGCAATTCGATGCTGTAATTGCTTGAATTACCATTTTACACCTCGTTCAACAATAAATTACCTTGGATATAATGGGCCGATAACAATATAAGTACCGCTCATTTTGACCACTAGCACTCTGTCACCAGAACGGACTGTATATATTCTTTTATACGGCTTTTCCATTGGAGCGGATTCGCCATCAAGTTGAATCAATACCCCTCTACTTGTAACAGATGAAACTGTTGCTAGAAAGAAACCACTTGTATTTCCTGATTCAGCCAAGATTCAACACCACTCTTTCTAATGTATGTGTCATCTTGCCACCGGTTGTTAATTCCATACTCCAAGACTTCTCAATGCATATTCCGCTTATTTCATCTGAAGTTATTGCAACAACCTCATCAACTCCAAAACCTGAAAGCAACGAAGTTTCTACAGTAATAACTTCACCACCAATCATACTTTCACTGAGCAGATTATTTGCATATGTCTGTAATGCAGATTGAGAAGCTATATTCGGAAGATTTACAACCGAAACAATTTTTCGTCCACGTCGCGAAATTGATAACGGAGATTGTGGATTTCTGTTTTCTGCTGTTGCTGTCATTACACCTGATTTATCTGCATTTGAACAAATACATATAAACACATTAGGAGTCGAATATACGTCAGTCTCTCTTGAAATTGTTGGTGTTATACTAATTGCGGAAACTTCTTTTGGGTTAAGCATGTTCTTTTCTTTATCTGTAAAAACATGCTTTATATTTTCTGCCGTTGGGAGCAATCTTGGTTCTAACATTGCAATGCCGCTGGAATTAAACCACAGCGGCTTATAATTTATTTCTGAAAGCAACTGATTGATTATTGAAAGGTAACTATCTCCGGCTTTCCAATCCTGCCTTGCTTCTGCTAACACCGCATCCGAATTTACTTTGATAATATTTACTATACCGGCAGATGTAAGCAAACTCTCAATCACATCAATATATAATAATTCAGCTTCAAAATACAAACTAGATTCTAACTTGCTGTCGCGAAGCTTCCAACAACGATCAAATGCCTGAACATTAACGGTTGTTTCCGTTTCTGATTTATTTCTTGTAATCTTCGCAGGCATAAATACTCCAAGCGAATAATCGACACCGTTAACAGTCAAAACAGGCTCAATTTCATCAGAAAACCAATCAACATCAATCTGCTTCCCTCTTAAATCTATTGCTTCATCAAGAAATTGTCCTTGCATTGAAACTTTGATTTCACCATCACGATTCATCATTAAATTAATTGGGCTGTCAGTAGGAAACAACCTACCATAGACAATTCCGCTACGAAGCAAATTATATTTAATTTCCTCTTCCCGTATCATCTACATAATCACTCCAATCAATCCGTTGAATAGTGATCGAGTATCCTTGCCAGGGCCATTCAGGAAGCATCTGCGTCCATGCATTAATAATACCGACAATAACAGGATCATTTTTTCTTTTTACAACAACAGACTTTCCAAGCAATTCTTCAAATTTACCAGACATAGCATCATCATTCTTGAAAGCAACATTGATAACAACATTGGATTCAAAATAATGACTCGTAAAAGCATTTGGAAATTTGTTTGATGAATAATGATAGAACGACACTTGTGAACTACCTGATACCTGAATTTCTCCACCAGACATTACGGAATGTTTAAGATAAATCCATTCAGAATTAATATCAGTTGAAGAAATGTAAATCCCGTCACACGATGTATCAACTAAAACAGCATTACTTTCCGCATAATTACCATCAGAGAGCCGGTTGATTACTTTATATTCATGTTTACCGTTTGCAAACTTGTCATTGAACGAATAACTGAGTGTTCTGGCAATAATAACACCATCACGATAAACATAAAAATCACCAGTATCAGCATCAGTTTCCCACGTTAATTGAGCGTCAACAGAACCAACCCCGGAAAGGTAAACACCATACTCTGAACTGTTTTCAACATTTATTGTTGTTGAACCATAATCAGACCACAAAAAATAAGTTCCCGCTATTCTGACTCGAATTGTATACTCTCCATCATCCAATTTGTTTGGAGGTTCAAATTCTTTATCCTCTCCAAAGTAAGGCCCATATACAACACCGTTGATATCAACTTCAAACGCTTGTTGATTAATAGCCTGCCAAACAATTCGCGTAAACGGAGAATTCGTTGCCGATACTTGAGGAGCTTCCGGGGCTCCATATGAAATAAATGAACTGCTTACATAATCTCCAACAATATTATCAGCATTATAGGCAAATACCGCCCACTCGATCTGTCCGACTGGAAACGTATTTGCCGGTGCAATAAACGTCGTTTCATTCTGTGTCGATGAATGAAGAACAATCCATTCTGCCGCACCATATTCACGCCACACAAGTTCATATCTCGATGGATTAGCCACAGAGTCACTTGAAAATGCCCATTCAAATGTAATTGGCTGATTATAACTTTCTACTGTATTAACAGGCGCAATCGCGACAGAATTAATTCTACCGGCCTTTGTGGTAAAATTAATCCATATTTCCGGTGAAGACTCTACACCAGATGCATCTGTTCCACGAATTTGATAATAAAGATCATCAACAGATGGAAACGTATTTGCTGGGACACTATATTGTATTACTCCAAACGTCGGAACATGTATTTCGTTTACTTCGCCATCTGTCCCGATTTTCCACGCGATTGTCGTGTAGCCAGATGCGTACTGTACAGCGTGAATATGGCTTGTTGCGGGATACATTTCAAGGCCGACAGTAGCCCAGTAAAACGTGATCGGCTGATGTGGATTCCAATAGTATGTATGTGGTGATTGCCCGTCTCCGTCGTATTCTGGAGCCGGAACAAGAGGGTAATAATGGCCAAATGTACCCATTGCGTACATCTGCGTGTAATTTGTCCTGAAAGTTATGACAGCCGTCGTGGTGGTCAAGCCGTTCACGTCGGTGGCTTCAATGTAGTATTCGTAATACTTGTAGGCGTCGCTTTTGCTGCTCTGGAAAGTCGCTGCCGGTATGGTCACACTCTTGTCAGATGCTGTCTGCGGCATGATTGCGTTCCATTCTGTCTCGCCCTGGGCGCGCCAGTAAAACGTCGCGGACTGCTGGTCAAAAGATCCGGCAGCGCAATAGTACACCTCTGAGTCATCCCGGACGATGTCCCAAGTGACGGTCAGCGGCATGGTGGCATTGGCATAGTTTTGGTCGATTCCATTGACCACCACAACCTTGCTCTTGATGATTTTTTCATCATCATATGTCACAATGACCTTTGACAATGTACCAGCTGGAGGAGCTATTTTTGCATATGTCGCAGTATCACCATAGCTACTGAGACGATATGCCATGAAAGACCGACTTTGGAGTAAAGCGGCAGCTGTTCTTGACATATCTTCCGCAGTGTCAATTGTAGAAAAGTGACTCTGTACGTTACTCCATCCTGAACCTCTCGTCCAGCTCACACGTTTGATCGTTGAAGATGTGTTCTCTTTCCTATTTGCGTATGTCAGCGTCTGAACATCAAAGTCGGCGATAACTGCACCATAGCAGAAGCCGGATCCGTCAAAATACAAAGGCAGGCTGATGTCATCGAGCTCATAGTATTTAAGTGCGTCAGGAATCTGAGCAAAACCGAAGCAAAGACAGTTATAATATCCTTTACTGCTACTTGGAAAGTTTTTTGAAATCTCATACTCAGTTTCGCTGTCTGTAGGAAACACATCTGTTGGATACAGTTCCCGGATATAACCGCTTTTTACGATTTCAAGCTCGACAGTTCTTTGAGCCATATCATGCCATCCTCTCCTTCAGCTGTCTTGTTTTATACCAGCCTATAACCTCATCCATTTCTTTTATTCCGTTAACAGTAATGTTGATAACAGTATTTCCATCAATATGCCGACTCTCTTGATTGTTATAAATGTTGCTTCCTTGAGGAAGTCGCACTAATTCCGGCCCATTTTCACCAAGCCAGGTTAAGCCACCACGCCAATTTTCGTTCCCAGAAGCATTCCAGCCAGTATTATAAACATAATTACCTGTCTTAATGTCATAATACTGACCTGTTGCCGTATCAAAACCATAACCATCGTGTGTACTTCCACCGTTCTTGTTTGCATAGTATTCTTGATATTGACCAAGCGTACCTTCCTGACTCATGTACACGGTCTGCCAATGGCTTAAAGTGCCGGAGCTTTTGCCAAATCCCATTGCATTACCAATGCGATTAAAATCAAGTGTGAATATGCCTGCAATAACATCGGCAGTATCAGCAATCAAAGCACATAATTGAGCAATGCCGCCAAGCACCGCTTTCACCATATTCAGTTTTTGCGTGAAGCCTGGAATACCTGTCAAAAGCTCTCCGGCAGTATGTAAAATATCAGTCAGGCTTGAAATAATGCTTGCAAGATTTTCAATAATTCCAGCACGTTTAAGAATTTCGCCAGCCTTTTTAACCACATCTGAAAACAGATTCATTGCCGCTTCTGATGCCGGAGCAAAGTCTGCTGATATCTGCTTTTTAACAGCATCAATTGTAAGATTCATACGCTGAAAAGCATCATCAACAGCACCTAAAGCGTTAAGTTCTTCATTACTAAGAATATAGCCAACATTTTGCGCTTCTTTGGCGTATTCTCTTAATGTGTTACTTCCTTGCTCAATCAAAGGATTCAACTCTTGCGCAGACTTGCCAAAGATTTCCATTGAAATCGCATCACGTTCGGTTTCGTTGCTAATTCTGCCTAACGCATCAACAATTTCATAGAAAACATCTTCTGCCGGTCTAAGACTTCCGTCGATTTCATTTGTAATTGAAACACCAAGATTTGCAAATGATTCAGCCATTGCGGCATTTCCTTCATTTGCACTTACCATATTTCTTGTGAGCTTCGTAAGTGAACCAGTGATTGTATTAACGGAAACATCAATCAGATTTTCTGCATATTTCAGCTCCTGAAGTGTTTGCGTTGAAAGACCTGTTGTAATAGAATCCGTAAGCAAAGAGTCAACTTCTGCTGCCGCTTCAAGAGTCATCTTATGAAGTTCTGACAACGCCTTAACAACTGCCGCAATCGCGCCAGCCGCCGCCGCCATTTTTGCAACAGTTCCGGCTGAAAGACCATTTATACCGTTCAGAGCTTTCTTCGCTCCATCAGGAATCTTGATACCAAGCTTGGAAGCAACGATTTCAACAGTATCACCAATACCAATCATTTTGTCATTCTGACCTGTCAACGCATCATTGTTTTCTTCAATGGCGTGTTCAAGATCATACTGAGCTGCTTCAGCATTATTAAGCTTAATAACCCAATCCTGAGTCCGCTTATCTGCTTCACCATATTTTTCAGCAGATGCCTGAAGTGCTTCCTTTAACTTATTGACTTTATCCTGTTGCTGTTGAAGCTGACGCTGAAGCAGATCACCTTTCTTTGTCAGAAACTCGGTGCTTTCCGCATTGCCTTTATATTCAGCTTGCAGTTTCCGCATCTCAGACGCAAGAACCTTGTTACCCTGATTCAGCTCTGACAAAGCCTGTTTATATTGTTTTTCACCATCAAGCTCAACCCGAGCTTTAACAGTTCTTGTAGCCATATATTAACCTCCTGAAGTGAGGTATTCAGATAAACTTTTTTGTTTCTTTGGCTTCTGCGTTGTCTGCGGTTGATACCACGCATTAAGCAAAGCATGAAGCCTTCTCGGATTCATCGTTTTCCAGAAATCACGTTCCGGCATATGGAATTGAAACATCCATAAAGACAAATATCGGGAGAAGTCAATTGAATTAGACTCCTCCCGATCAGTCAGTTTCCCGATTCGACTTCTGTTTCTTCGGGGACATCTGGAGTAATCGACCGGACAACAAGACTCATAATCTTGTCAATAGGAAGGTCTGTAAGTTTGAATTTTCTTCCCAGCTTCCGTGCCGTATAACGTTCCTTCCACCCCTGTTCATCTGCATAATCGTTCAGCATTGCGGCAAGAAACTCAAGTGCAGATTTCATTGTCGAGCCACTTGTAAGCGAAGCAGCAAAATCACCATCGTGCAATTCCTGAACGTCAGCCAGGACATTCATGTTGCACCGAAGCTGGTATGTTTTGCCATCAATCTCAAGCGGAATCTGTTCAAGCCGAATATCCATCAAGCAAGCACCTCCGTGACCCACGCAATAGCATCTTCTTCGGTGTCACAAACAGCAACCTCAATCATATCCTGACCGGCACTGTCATCCGCAAGAAATTCACCGGAAGTAGTTGGAGTATTGAACGTGATGTTTTCGCCTGCCGTCTGAAGCGTCATGGACGGATTCCCAAACAAGGCTCTTGCGACTTTAACAGCGGTATATTTCTTCACACCGTCAATCATATCCGGTGCATAGAAAGCCACCCCGACATAATTGGGAGTGTCTTTTGCGCTGGTGACAAGACTGCTGATGGTCTTGGTTCCAACCGTTCTGCTCTTGGCAGTCACACCAAAAAGCATGGTCTGAACGGCATCCGGGATATACTTCACGCCGATACTGATTGTGCCGCCAACGCACTTGCGCATATATTCTGCAAGCGTGGACTCAGCATAAAGCCGCCCCTCTGCAAAGCGCAGTTCAAGGTTGACGTTCATTGCATCACCGGCACTTGCCGCACCGGTATATGTGACAGTACCGGCAGTATTGACATAATTAGCAACCTTAATTCCTCTAAGATCAAACTGAGGCATTGTGTTACATCTCCTCTTAAAAGTTTTTGTCTATGTAGTCAAGAATCACTTCTGCACCGGCTTTTGCAATGGCATCAGCATTCTTGTTCATTGCTTCACCAACAAACGGTCTAGCTTGCTGGTTCCTCTTGCCATATTCATTGATAAAGGCAATTTCGGCCTGCCTGACTTGCTTGCCTGATCTTGAACGTGTTCCAGAAAATGTGATATCGGCATAACCACCACTGTCAGTCTTCTTCGGCTTGTTTACTTTAATAGCGTCAAGAACATGAACACTTGATTCAGGATCACGAACACCGTATGACTCTCCGCTTTTCCTGATCTCTGTAGCGGCAACCTGTTCCATTGCGGTCAAAGCTTTCATCTGCACATCTTCAGGAACATTTGAAATCTTGTCAAAGGCGGCTATTAGTTCATCATAGCCGCTCAGATCAAGTCTTGGCATATACGCCACCGCCGTTGCAGTATTCAAATTCAAACACATAATGCTGACCATCTTTATCACTTGCATTTGTCATTGACGGATATGTAAAGCCGCCACTGATACAAGCATTAATTATAGCCAACTTGATAGCATTTGGATTTTCCTTATGTGGCAAATAGAAGTGAAGTTGCACAGAATATCGTGAAGCGTGGGATACTGAATTCGCGTACACTTCTGGAATTACATAATAGTTATAAACAAGATAAGTCAAAGCTTTACCGGTGTACACATTCGGATATAATGGAAGAATCTCACCAAAGGCGGCATTGATCGCGTCATCGCAACTCATTTAACCACCTCTTCCAGAATCAGCGTCACATAATCAGGTCTTCTCTGAAACGCTCTGATGACGTTATATCTCGTCCCTTTGAAGTCAACAATCTTCTGCTTGTCATAATCAAAAGAAACAATTTCAACGCTTGCAGACGCTTCAAAACCCTCTTTATGACTCAAATAATATTCGTTCTGTGAAACCCCCTCAGTCCAATTGCAAAAGACCTGTGTAGATTCTTCCGTTTCCGTTTCATAACCCTCACTGTCTTTTACATAAACCTTGGTGATCAGATTACAAATATCAGGCCGATTCATCTAACCACCTCGTGTATCCTGTGCAAGTTGCAAGTTGCGCTTTCTGCTCGTCATAGCTGCGTTTCAGCTTATCGTAATTCTCCGGCTCACCGAAGTTCATCAGAAAATAGGTGATTGCAGCCTGCCTAACAAGCGCATCAGCGAAGCCGCCTGTTTCAACTCCAGCCACTCCAAGATCAAGCATTGCGGCATTCAGCAACGCCTCAACTTGTGCGTCATAAGCATCTGTGGTCATGCGCTTTGCCAGCTTTGCCGCATCAATAAG